TCAGAACCGCTTGCTCACCCAAGTGACTCAATGCTGGCCAATAAAAATCAACGCGCGTTCTCCTACTCCACATCCTGTGAAGACCCTGCTGATAAGTCAGGTCGGCCCGCGCCGACACCAGACCAATAATCACGCAATGCTCGACAAAACTCTTCGTAAATCCAATCGTTCCTCCACTACTTACCGTCGCATACCCGGCAAGATTACCTTGCGGAGAACCTGGAGGCGCACTCGTCTCACTCGTCTGACTCACCGGATTCACAATCACCGGCACCGTACCTCCACCTAAATATTCCGGCCTCTGCAACCGGAAATCTGGACTCGTCACACCAAAATGACTCTTCAACAATTCAACGTAACGAGTACCACCTCGCGCATCCCGCTCGAGGAGCTTCTGCAACTGGAACGCTTCACGCATACTATTAATCGTCGCCGCCGTCGCGCTCGACAAATCCGCATGCAAACCCGTAGCCGTTCCCCACTTCAAACTATCCGCATCAACTGCTCCCAGACCTAAAATGTCTACTAAACCTACCGGAGTATTACCCAACACCTCCTGACTTGGCGTTGCCGACACTTCTACTTCAACTCCAATCTTCGACGTCGCCAGCAACCTGACAACCGGCGCCGTTGTACCCAACGGCAACTCTACACCCGGGCCTTTCTGTGGACTCGGCAGACAACTCGTAAAATAATCATGCCTCTTCCCACGTCGCAACGGATTCTTGTAATCATCCAGCGCGTCAGGTCCATCATCCTTGTCAACAACAACTTTGTCCTGAATGTTCTGGTCTCTGAACCACTCATTCCAAATAAAATTGTACGCCCTCAACGGCAACGCGCTCACGCTCAAATTCGCCTTGCCTGGAGGAATCCCCATGTAATCACTCACATGGTCAGGACCAAAACCGATTCCACCCGCCACGTACTGCGGTATCAAAAAACTCGTGGAATCCCCCGGATCGTCCTGCTCACCGCAGAACTTTTGCCAGTTATCCCAAACCAATCGGTTCGGAACGGCAAAGAAAAAAACGTCCATGTACATATTGTCCATAATCGGAACAACCGGAGTCGCCAACCGAGCAAACATGCTCAACGAGCAACGAAACGTGTCGCCTGGAAGCGCTTCATCCACGTAGAACGGAATTAAGAACCCCGCATCAAACGCGGTCTTATACCCATGCGACCGCACAAACTTTGACCGCTGCGTGGTCACCCGAGGCACCTGACTAAAACTATGCTCTGTACTTCTTCGCTTACTGCTCATCATTTCCCCTTTCAAAAAGGAACCAAATAACTAAAATAAAAAGGACTGACAACGGAAAATCAATACTGAAAAACACAAAGATACATATACAAATCCTGAGAAACCAACGTAAATCGTTGAAAACCTGGACCAAATACAAAATCTCCTTCTCAAAATCGGCGTCGAAAAATAAAGGCATCCAGGAAACCACACGAAACATCAAGTAAAACTCAGAATCTAAAACACTTACAAAAACTAAGGACCACAGGTCCAAAACACCGTGTCAGTCCACACTACTATATCAAGTAATACGTAGTGAAAAGCGCGACACCCCTGCCCCCCTTCGGTTAGGGGCAGGGGCTCTGCTCTAGCTACCCTTCGGTTCGGGCACTGCTGGAGCAACTACAGAGTCTACAACCGGCGCCACAGGCGCCGCAACAGTCCCAGAATCCACGACCGGATCCCCCGGTACGGGATCATCCTTCGGAATAATTCCGAGGTCCTGGGCCTCCTTCTTATTGGCCTCGTTGGCCATAAAATCCAGCAACTTCCCAGGCTCATTCTGGAACCTAGAGCGCACTTCCGCGCTCAAACTATCGAAGGCCTCACGGCCCTTCACAATCCTCTCCTGCGCACTCTGAAAATCACCGACCTCACTAAAGTCGGCAAAAATCGCCTCACGTCTCCCTACCATTCCGGGATCTACCAACATCCCCGTCCTCTGGTACCTCGCAACAATAAAATTTATGTCCGACTCCTGCTTAAAACTTTGCTTCGTCAAAATCTTTCCCTTACTACAGTCGATTACAACTTTCGGACCTCGAATCAATCTCGTGTAATGCTTAACTTCTTCCACTCTGCACCTCTCTAATCTCGCTCGGCAAACGCTCCACATAATCTAGAGCGTGACCAATAAATTGTGCTTTCTCCGCCACGTGGAACTCACCCACGTGGTCATCCCACGACCCGACTTGGAACAGCCTATAATCCTCTGGATGCTGTCCAATCGGCGACTCCTTCCGATTCACAAAATCACCAAACATGCGCGTCGCAACACCGACCGCGGACACAAAAAACGGGTGCCCAAAAGCACCCGACTTCTCATCGTAAACTGAGAAAGCTAATAGCTTCACAGTAAATTCCTCCCTAGATTCTCCCGAATCTTCTGTTTCAAAATCACCTCTGTCGCATGACTCCGCAAGCCGCTCTTAATTTCGTCGGAAATCTCCTCCTCTCTTCTCTCTTTAATTCGTTCCAGCAGCTCCGGGTCAACTTTCGCCAACTCATCGTCATAATACCTCGGCGGCTTCATCACCTTACCGCCTCCTAAAACCACTTCATCACTCGGATACACGTCCGAGAAAAACTTCCTAATCCAACCGGCGCCGATTCCCGGCCGCCTACTCATCGTCATATACTCCGGTACTCTTAACTGAGGCAACTCAATCTCGTACCCATCAAACTTCACCGTTTGCTTTTCCATCCAATCACAATCCATCGCACCTATCATTTTCTTGGTCGTGTAACGAGCAACATATCCAGCAGATTCAACAGAAACTGCACCAACCGACGAAAAACCGTACGGCCACAATCCTTCCAACTCACTCGACCTATAGAGATTGTTACGCCCACGCTTACACCAAAAAACCAAATCATCAAAACAACAATTGAACAACAAAGCATGATGATGGGGCCGACCCAATCGCCCGTACTCACCAGCTTGCAAAAATCTGACACCGTCCTTAACCTTTCTCAACTTCTTCATGAACAAAACAAAATCCCTTGGACACAACGAGTCACACCCTCTCCACTTTGGCACGTTCCCTTCCGAATAAGTCAGAGTAACGAAAACGTTCTCCTTCCACATCGACGCCTCATGCGTACAACGCACGGCCCATTCTCGGGCCTTACCCATTCGGCATCCTGCACACTTTCCACACGGTACGTTGACCGGTAAATCAGCATAACCCTCCGACATTCGAAAAGTGATAGCCCTCTTACCAAGGGCCGTCGTCTCCTTCGTCTTCCATCCTGCAATGGGAGCATTACAACCCATTACAGTCTGATTCCGCCCCGCATTGGACCGGAACTGAAGTTACGCTTGTTCACCCTATTACCTTTCCGAAAAGACTTCCTCGAACTCTTACGATTCGTCCTACGACGATATGCCATTTCTACTCCTCCTTCCGTGGAATTCCGTACACTTCGCGAATTCTCTGCTCAGTCCAAAACCTCTTCATCCACTTCGTCGGCCGTGGCTTTCCTCCAATATGGCCTTGATGCTTCGCACTCCAACCCATACTCTTAATACCACTCTTGAAGACGTCAAACGCTTCGCTCCACTTCTTCGCACGACCAGCAGAGGTCGGCAACAATTCGTTGATTCCACCGTAGAAAAAACCTTTCAACTTTCTCTTCTCAACATCTGCCTTAATCGCTTCCGTCTCTGCCTCCAGCTTCCCTGACTGCGCTGCAACCATCCTCGATTCTAGTCGCAGTCGCTGCGCACTCGCAGCAGATTCCTGAAGCCTCTCACCAGGTACAGCCAACTTCGGCGAGGGGGTCGATGCCCCCCCACCTCCAGCAGACAAAATAGGATTCAAACCCGCAGCACGAAGGTCTGCAACCTCTCGCTGATGCGCTGTGCTGCTCATCCTCTCCGCAAATGCTTGCATCGACCTGTTCGTATTCCTTGCACTAAAAAAACTACCCGCCGCTCCAATCAGCGGACTCAGTGCAGACAAACCACTTAAGAACCCCATTAGAAATGGTCAATCATGCCGGGAACACTGTAAACCGGCATCGGTCGCACCGTATGGAGCTCCAGAAACGCATCGAAAATAAAATGCGGCTCCGTATTAACCGCAATCACTCTCGCAACCGGAGGCTCTTCCCGAATGAACAAATCATTCAACAACGGCAGCACAATAAACTCTTGCGCCAAGTGCCAAAAATCAAGCGGCGTCGTCGCCTCCGAACGCATAATACCCGTCAGCAGACTAGGGTAATACCGGTATTCAGCCCACCGCTCTTGATATCCAAAAACCTTATCGTCCACGATGTCACCAGCATCCAAAACGTCCGGTCCTTGTGTGAAAATCTCTTTATTCAGAACCGCTTGCTCACCCAAGTGACTCAATGCTGGCCAATAAAAATCAACGCGCGTTCTCCTACTCCACATCCTGTGAAGACCCTGCTGATAAGTCAGGTCGGCCCGCGCCGACACCAGACCAATAATCACGCAATGCTCGA